GCGCGATGATTATTCGCCAACACAGGCTGGGAGGGTCTTATGCAGCAGGAAAGCGCGTTCCTTATCGTACTCAATCAGATCGCGTCCAATCTCGCCAGGATCGCGAACGAACTTAAGCTTCTTCGCGAGGCTTCTCAGAAATAAGGAACTGATAAAACTTCTCCGCCTTGGCGACGATCTCTTCGGGCGATCCGCCAGAGATGTTGGCGAGGCGGAGGGCTTCTACGCGGATGTCTAGGGTAGTCATTGTGTTTTCTCCTTTGAGAGGGTTATGCGGCGGTACGCTCGCGATAGGTACGTCTGTCATCGTGCGGGTATCCTCACTCTAGCCGTCCGGTCGCCGGGTTATAGCGACGTGTTTTCGGCTGCCCCGTCCCGGGCGAAGGCTCGTTGCGCGGCATATCGGGAAGGCTGATCCCCTCCCGCTCAAGCTGAAGGATGACCTGCGGCGGAAGCCCCAACTTGAGGGCATTCACCGCGCGCGCACGGCTCGCCTTCTTCTGCGCCAGAACCTCCGGGCTGTCGCCGGGGCGGGGCAGATAGACGCTTCCGTATTCAACTATCTCTTCCGCCGGAACTGCGGCACCGGTGTCCTTGCGCAGGATGGCCTGAAGGAATTCGAGCCCGGCCTGCTCGGCCTTCTGGTACTCCGGCGATTTCAGATAATTTCCCACGACTGGAGCACTGCCGCCGACCGTCTGGCCAAGGGAAGTCAGCGCGTCACCGATCTCGTCGATGATCGGCAGAGCGCCCGCCGCGCGCGTTGCGTATACAGCGTCCTTCGACTGCGCCTCCGTCAGCGGTTTCATGCCGCTCCCTTGCACGAAGGACACCTGCCCGTCAGGCCCGACAGACAATTGTGTGCCGGACGGCGCTTTCACGCCCCCGACGCGCTCCCACCCTCCGGTGGCGGGGTTGTACATCGCCTTGTAGGGCTGCCCGGTCTCAATGTCGTATATATCGACAAGCGTCGGCGCGCTCGGTGCCTTCGGCTCGCGCGGCCTCGCATAATTACCGATAGCCTCGGCCGTCCCTGCCTGCGCATCCGTCCGCAGCAGCGTTCCATCCGGCGCGGTGGTAAACCCGTATTCCTTCGGCTTCACGGCTTCGCGGAGCATCTGAAGCCCGGCCTGCCGCGTCTGGCTGTTCGCAAGCAGCGGCGCAATCCTTCCCGCCGTCTCGGGATCGATCCCGCTGGTGGCGGCTGTTGCAGCCTCGGTGGCCTGCCGGTCCTCCTTGCGCTGCTGATAGCGGTTCGTAATCTGGTCCATGAAGGACCAGTCGCGTTGCAGCGCAGACTGCGGAACGGCCTGCGGGCGAAGATCGAACGAAAATGCCATGGGTCAGCCCCGCTCTTGCAGAAACCCGAGGAATTTGCCGGCAAGACCGAGCGCGTTCCCGATCCCGGCCTCTTGCGCCGCCGCCGCGTTGTTGCGGTTCTGGTTGATGCCCGAAATGACAGACGCATCGAGCCCAAGCCGGTTGCCGAGCGTGGTATTCACCTGCCCGGCCTGATTGGTGTATCCGGTCGCCTGTCCGGACGCGGCCTGCAGGCCCTGCGATGACTGCCCGGTCAGGTTTTGCAGCCAGGTGTTGAATTCCTGATTGGCAAGATTGTTCGCACGGTCCTGAAGCGCGATCATCGTGTTGCCGCTCGCCAGCCTGCCGCCCGCGCTCGCGGCCCTTTCGGCTGCCTGCAACGACTGGTCAAGCGCGAACTGGAATCCCGGCCCGGCCTGAAACGCATCCACCGCCGCCGTGCGCCCGTCGTCACCGTTCAGCCCGAGCGCGTTTGCGACCATCGTGTTCGCCGCCGTGCCCGTCTGCACATAGGGATCGTAGGCGGCTGTCGCCTGCCCGAGATAATCCTGCGCCGAGGCGTCCGCGTCCGTGATGCGCTGCTGGCCCGTTGTCTGGAAATTGCGCAGGTCGCGCTCGTTCTTCTTCGCGGCCTTGCTTGTCGCGTCGCCGCCAAAAATGGAAGAGAGAAAGCCCATGATGTCGGTCCTTACGATAGCGCGAGGTAGCAGCTATGGTGAAACGATGGTGACACCCCTCCAGAGAGGGTCGCCGTCAGATTCGTTGTCGCGACCCCTGGAGAAAACAGCGCATATGCAAGACGCGCGGTTACTGGAGCGCCGACCAGCGTCATGCCAGATGGGGCGAACGACCCGCTTCCTGCCTGCCCGATGGCCGACATTGCTATGGCCGATATTGCTATCGCCGGGCTGTTGACGGCCGAAACATTGATACTGTGCGATGACGATGTTCCGGCGCTAACGGAAACCGAACCAACGGAGGCGATTACCGAACTCCCGCGGAACACAGAAAGAATCGACCTATGGATTCCAAGCATGGTGGTAACGCCTGAGCCAGGCTCTCCAGATGAGAGTATCTTGTACATACTGATGCAGCGCGCCAATCCGGATGTGTTGTGCCCAATCTGGGTCCATCCAGACGGCAAAACATACTCAGGCGGGTCTCCTCCGGCGTTCCTATACGCCATGACGTTCGCGACAGCGATATCGCCTGCCGCAGCACTCGCCGGGATCGTTAGTGTGTTTGTGGCGGCGGTGGTGCTGAAGCTATCGACATAGGACAACTCGGGGGGGTCGCCTATGAATGCGCAAAACCCCATCAGACAAGGCTCCGCGTCACAGAACATTGCAGCAAGGCCCCGAGGCAAGACGAGCTCGACGAAATCACATAATCGATGACGTCTCCCGCCTCGAACTCATTTGCCGTCGTGTGCGTCTGTTCTTGCCCTACTGTGGAAACGCTGTTCGCTGCGGTTCCGACATTTGTACCGTTGATACGCCAGCGCACCGTGCACGTCCCTGACGTGCACTTCGTGTATGTGCTGTCAATCTTTCCTGCGGTCTTCGCGACGCAGAGAAAATACGTCCCGTTCACCGTTCTGGTTACTGTGTGTGCCCATGAGTCACCAATCGTTAGTGCACCAATGGTTTTCTCCAAGGAGGCCGAGGCTGCGGCGCCAGCCCGTATCCGGCTATCGACCGTCCTGCACCACAGATAGAAATCGTTGACCGGCTGGAGCAGGCTGTTGAACCACGCCATGCGCTCGCTTGGCAGGCGCGGTATCTTGTCCCCGTCCGCCATCAGCGCGGCCTCGCCTCGACTTCATGCGACACGCCGAGCAACGCGACATAAACAGGATCGGAAACCCGGAACCGGTAGCAGATGCCCTTCGGCCCCGTCAGCCCGAGACGATTGACATAGACGCGAGCCCGGCTTTCCCCGGCACGGCCAAGCTCCCGCATCACGGGCTCCGAGAACGCATATCCCCCGTCCTTGGAATAGTCGATGAACACCTGTGGGCGTGTTTCAATCGGCTCGCGCCCATTGACCAGCCCCTGCCCGACTGTGAAATCGGCGTCCATCCGGGCAATCGCCACACGGTTCGGGAACACGCCCGATACTTCCGTACGCACCTCGTATATCAGAGGATTCCCGTATTCCTCGTGATAGTCCTCGTCGATCTCGCCCACATCATCTGTGGTCTCGTCCGCTACCAGCCAGCGGTCAAACGCATTGACGGAATATTTTGCCCGCCAATGATCGTCGAGATAGGACGCCCGCTCGTGCCATTCGCTCGTCGAGAGATCGAGCACCCATGTAAAATCCGGTCCCGTGACCGCCCAACAGGCGTGCCCCGCCGCCGAGAACACCAGCGCATGAATCTGCGCCGGATCGCCCACCGAAGCCAGATCGCGATCAACGTCCGGAGTGGACACCACCTGCGGCATGCCGCTGTCGATCCGCCACACACGCCGGTCGTTGCCGACAAACAGCAGCGCCGTCGAAAACCCGTCCTCATGGCCCGCGACCGCCGTAGCCGACGCAAGACCAATCGGAATGACCGTGGCGCGGGAAAACGGGAATCCTTCCGGATTCGCCGCGTTGTACCACGGCTCAATCGCTTTCGGGCCAAACAGGTAAAGCTGCTGCCCGAACGGGATCCCGCGCAGAAGACCCCCCGGCTTTCCTTCCGCCGTGGCGAAGTCCAGCGTGGCGAAACTCGTATTGTTCAGCCCCGAGGAAAAGACGCGCCCATCGGCAATCGTCGCCATGAAGTAGCCGTCGATGAAGCAGATCGAATTCGGCTGCGGCAAATCCGCATCAACGAACGTCGTCGGCGCGCCTGATATCGTGCAGGAATAGACGCCGACACTCGTGACGAGCAGAATATCCGGCGTCGGGCTTTTGTTGTTCGAGGCAAAATAGACCGGGCCGCTCCCGGCTATCTCTCCGAGATCGGTCGCCGCGCCGTCGTCATCGATCCGCACAAGCCTGTCGTCCCAGACGCCCAGAACGACCCCCGAAACAGCATGCAAGCCCCGGCAGAAGCTCGAGGTTGCCTGCGCGAAGGCCCGGACTCCCGGCACGCGCCGCAGCAGGAATTCGTCCTTACCGCGCCGTTCCATGAAGGCGTTGATGAGCCGGCCCTTCCCTTCCTGCGGCCTCAGGCCGGGATAGGAAGATGTCGGAAGAGGAACGCCAGCCATCAGAAATATTCAGCCCTGACCGTTGCGCCATCCGGCCACGGATCGCCCGTCATTTCCCGGAGCGTGTCTTCCAGAGACAACCGCGCCTGCGTGTTGCGCGGCTGCCCGAACGAAGGCCCGCACAATTCCGCCATCAGAGCGACAAGCGTGTCAAAATACTCGTCATCGATCTGATCGGCGTCCGGGATGTACAGAATCCGCCGACGCTCAAGCTCCGAGAATTTCCCGTCAATGCGCGCATCCACAACGGCCCGGTCTTCCGCCGATGGCGTTTCGCCGGGTCCGCAGACATTGAGAAGCTGCAATGTCTCGTCGATGAGATCGGCGCGTGTGCGGGGCATGTCTCAATCTCCGGAGAAAAGAAAACGGGGAGACCGAAGCCTCCCCGCTGTTGGCATCAGACCGCGCCGTTCGGATCGTAGATGAAGCGTGCGATCACCTTGATCGTGCCCGCAGCCACGCCCGTCGCCGCGTCGGTCGCGACCGTCAGGCCAATGACCGTGGCTTCATCGTACTTCGTGAACAGCGCCGCAGCCGGCAGCGACACCGTGCCTGCCGCCTGAAACGCGGTCGATCCATCCAGGATCGCATCCGGGTCATCCGGCGTGCCGACATCGACAACGAGGGCCGGAGAGCCGCCCGTGTCGAGGTCCGGCGTCACAATGTCCAGCTGTGTCAGGACGGCGCCAGCCGGAAGAGCCACGAGCGGCACAAAGCCACTTGCGGTCGTCAGGGCAGCGGAGAGCGTGTAGGTCGTGGCGACCGCCATTTCCTTGCCTGCCGCGCCCCATCCGGGCGTGATCGCGTCCTTCACCGTCACGCCGCTGGTGACATCAAGAAAAGCCTTGTTCATCGTCAGGTTCCTTTCCGTTAGTCGCCAACCGCAGCGGCGAAGCCGGTCACCAGACCGTGCTGCTTGCCGTGCACGCTCGTGTCAGGCCCGAAGAACCATCCGAGCTTCTTCATGCCGAAGTCAGCGAACATGCCGAGGCCCTTGACCTCGCCGTAATTGTCCACGTCCTCGCGGCTCTTGTACCGGCTCTTCACCCCGTACCCGATGGCCTCCTGACCGGCGAGATAGACCGGAGCCACGTCGATGCCGCCATCGCCCGCGCCGGGGATGATCGGCATGTCCTGCACCTCGTGGATGACGAGACCGTCATATTTGAGGTCGCCACCCGAGAAGATGCCCTCGTTCTGCTCGACGAGGCTCACCTGCGCGCGGACCGCCTCAAGATGAGCCTTGATGTCGCGGAACGTGTACGGATGAGCGAACACGACATACCATTCGCGGTCGTCGCCTTCGGTACGAACGGGCGCAATGCGCGGGTTGGCAAGCTGCGCCATGCGCTTCATCACGCCGAGCGCCGTTTTGCCGTACTTGCCCTGATTTTCGGTGTTGTTGATCGTGGCAAGCGCCGTCGAATGAGTGGCGTTGTAGTTCGACTTTGCGGACCCGTACAGCACACGGTCGGCATTGATCGCGTTCCACTGGTTGCGATCCGCCGCCGCCGCATCGAAGTACGGCACATCGAGGCCAGCGCCCACATCAAGCATGCGGTCGATGACCATGAACTTGATGTCGTTGTCGGCCCATGCGCGAAGCACCTCACGCGAGGCGCGGCGCAGATCGATGGCAGCAAGCTCCTCATCGATCTCGTGCTTGGAGATGCCCTTCTTGCGGCGGTCCCAATACACCTTGTCGCCGTACTCGCCCAGGACATCCTCGTTGCCCTTGAGCGGCGTGCGGCCGGTAATGGCACCCTTGTCGAGCTGCGAAATGAACTCGAACGAAATGCCGTTGCCGCGTTTGGAGGCAAAATCCTCCTTCACGCGGATGATCTTGCTCGATCCCGTGCCCATGTAGCGGGCGAACGGGTTTTTCTGATAGGTTTCAACCGTAAACTGATCGTCCCAGATCTCGGGCGTCAGTTCCTGAATGGCGCGAGTCTCGGCCATGATTCATATCCTCATGATTTGAAGATTTCGGTAAGCGGCCGTGGCCCGCCATAACCCGCCCCGCCGCGTGGACCGCTCGAACGAGCGGACGCAAAACTCGTGGGCATGGGCGTGCCGGGCTTCTGTGCCGCCGGTGGCTGCTGCTGAACGGAACCCTGAGCCTGCATCCGGCGGGCAATCTCAGCCTCGATGTACTTATCGAGATCGCCGCCCGAGCGTTGCAGAATGCTCTGTTCCTTGTGCCACTTGACCAGCTCGTCAAAAGGATGGGGGGAGGCTTTCAGGCGTGTCACCAGCAGGTCGAAGGCGGGGCCGCCCTGTTCCTGCAGGTCCATCGCCGCCAGCTTGGCTTCCTCAACCGTCTCCGCGCCATGATCGCGCACGGCCCACATTTCAGACTGACGCTCCTGCTGGGCCGTCAGTGTCTGTTGCAGGGGTTGAATCCGCTTCTGGATTTCCGCCTCAAGGAAAGCATCCGGGTCGGCCAGAAAGGCCGCGATGCGCTCCTCCTGGGACATCGGCTTGACCGGGGCCTGCGCTGGCTGCTGTACCGGCTGCTGACCGGCCCGCAGGGCTGCAAGCTCACGCTCCAATGCCTCACGCCGCTGGCGCTCCTCATGTGCCCGCATGCGCGCGGCATGCAGGGCCTTGTGGGGAACCTTGCCGCCCTCCCCATCACCTTCCGCTTTCGCTTCCGGCGCGGGCTCCTTGACGGCCTCCTTCGGCGTGTCGTCCTTCCTGTCCTCTTCCTTCGGCTTTTCGCCTGGGTGTTTAGTCTTTGCCTCTGCTTTCGGAACAAACTTTCCCTTGTCGTCACGGGGCTGGCCGCTCTCGGGCACAGTGGTTTCCGTAACAACAGTTTCAGAATGCACTTCTTCAGAGGCAGACGCGGGTTTCCCCTCGTCGCCAAACACGGCGTCGAGTGACGTGGTCATGTGGGTTCCTTGTTCGTAAGGTTACGTTCGCCCGGCAGCCCGGCGTCAGCATTCAAGCCCGTTGTACGGTCGGCTTCACCTGTTTCGCCCTTGACGATGGCGGCTCGATACTAAAAAGCCCCCGGCTGTTGCGGGGGCTGTTGCGGCGTCATGGCGGAGAGCAGATCGAGCGGCAATTGCGCGCGCTCCCTCTCTGCCTGAGCCATGTTCTTGGCGGCTGCGCTCTGTTTCTGCATCGCGCTCGCCTGAATGTCGGCGACCTCGGCCTGAGCGCCCGCCACCTGCAGCGGGTCTGGCGGCTGCTGGGCGCGCTCGTCAATGGCCTGCAGCAGCTTCTGCTTGTTGCGCAGGAACGGCGCCGTCTCGACCAGAGCCCGGAACGGGATCTCCCCGTTCGCGTCCATCTGCTTCAGCTGCACCAGCAGCTCGAATTGCTCGGTCAGCAGCACGCCGCCGTCCGGCGCGTCATCGACGATGATGTCCACGTCCAGCTGCGAAATATCGTTCTGCACGCCGATCTGGTTGCCCCACTCGTCCAGAACAGGCTGATTGAGGCCGACAAACCGGATGTTGCGCTCATCGTCCGTCACACGCACCCATGTCTCGGCCGTCCAGAACTGCCTGATGCGGTTCCAGATTTTCCGGTATGCATCCATGTCCATCTGCCGCAGCGCATCGGTGAGCGTGCCCATCTGGATCGCTCCGCCCTGCTGCTGCGCGAGGATCGCCCGGCCCGATTCCGCGCGTCCCTTCTTGCCCTGCATGGCGGCATTCGGCCCGACCGTCTCGAACGCACTCACGGCCTGCTGCATCAGATCGAAATGCGCCTGCGCCTGGTCGTTCGTCGGAATGACGCCGAAATCCTTCCCGAACTCGGCCTGCCCGGCCAGCTCGATATGCCCGTCCGGACGCGCCAGCTGTTTCTTGTTCTCGGGGACGTTCTGGAATTTCTGGTTGCCGAACGTCTGACGCGCCGTGAACATGTGCAGCGCCTTCGACCGGCGCTTGTTGATCTCGTCCTGCAGATCGATCATGTCGCGGATCGGGCCGTATCGGTTGTTGTCGCGATCCACATAGGCCGCGCGCCAGCAATACGGATGCTCGCGCCGGCCGTCCTCATCGATCCACGGCGACGGCCCATCCCTCAATATGCCGCCGCGCGTGTACTCGGCAAAGCTCCACTGCCCGTCATCGTCGATGAAATATATCTGCACGACACGGATGCGCTGGCGGCGTCCGGTGCCCTGCACCCACGACACATATCTCGGCTTGTCATCATAGGTGCTGCCGACCTCGCCAAACTGCACCGTGGCGTCAAAAACGGCCGCCGCCTCCTCGCCATACCGGCGAACAGCTTCGTCCCGATCCATCCATACCACCAGCCCGAGATAGGCCGCGTCGGAAAAATCCTCCTCGCTCGAATGCGGGTCCCAGAACATGCGATCCCACGCACAGCGCGTCACCGTGATCGAATACCCCGGCGCGGCGGGCGTCATCATCGAGCTGCCCATGAGCGAGGATCGGGGCGCGCGCTCCTCGACGCCGATTTCGACGCCGCCCCATCCCGGCTTCAGGATGTCACCCCATGCGCGCGATCGAATCTCGTCATAACCCGTGTCGTCGTAGACATATTGCAGCGCATCCGTCGCCGCATTCGAGTCCTGCTCATGTTGCGGCGTTCTGGGCAAGGCTCTCGGTTTCGTGCGCCTCTCCCGCTCGGCCCCCTGCAAATAGTCGATTTTCTCGCGCACCCGATTCCATGTGATAACCGGCTGTCCGCGCTTTTCGAGGGCTTTCTTTTCCCTCTCCGTCCATTGCTTGCCGTCGTAGTAATCGACGTGGACCTGCGCGCCCACACGGCTCTTGTAGGACGCGTCCTCCGCATCCTCGAACATCTCGACGAGACGCGCGTGATAGGAAATATCGTCGGCGGTGCTGAGCGCATATTCTGCCATCACGCCGTCCTCCAGGTCACGCCGTCATCGTCCTCATCCGGATCATCGTCGATCACAGACCAGCCCGCGCCGCGCCTGACAGCCGGAGCCCGGGGGGGGCGGCCATCCACCATCTTGTCGATCAGCTGACCGATGAGCCCGAGCATATCCACCTGATCGTCATGCGCCCCCGCCGGGAAGCTCATCATTTCCGCCAGAAGGTCCGCCACGAAAGGGGCGTCGCGCGCGACGTACAGCCCGCGATTGGCAATCAGGCCACGGATCGACTGAGCCCGCACGGCTTTGTCCCCGCGCGTCGGAAACATCTCCCGATGCACATAGGCGCGCCGCTCGTGCATGCGCCGCTCCAGAAAAGGCCCGACGCCCGCCCTGATCTGCCCGGATTCCTCCGCCCATCCGATGGGCTTCCACTTGCGCACGAGATCGCAGAAAACCTCCGCCCAGACATCGGAGCTCGCCTGCGCGCGCCACAGATCGAGCAGCCAGGGCCGCCCCTCCGGATCGAGCCCGACGACACCGTGCACCGTGTAGTCACCGCCGCCCGCCGTCACCGCATAGTCAGACCCGCCGAATATCGTCAGCGTCTCGACGGGAGGCACATGATCGGCCAGATGGATCCACTCGCGGCGGAAATAATCGCCCGTCTCCGGCGCCGGCCGCTGCTGGTACAGCGCAGACCATGTGCGCGGCATGCGCTCGTAGGTCGCCCAGTGATCCTCCGGGAACCATTCCGGCCAAATATATTCTCCGATTTTCCGGCCGAGCGGATCGTCCTCGCGCTCGCATCTGGCCGGGATGCAGATGACCTCCCACACATGCCCGTCGCGGCACTCGATCATCCCGCTCTCGCCGGACCAGCCCTCCGGCAGGATCAGCCCCGCCAGATCAGCCTCATGCCAGCGCGTCTGTGTCAGCATCAGCGAGCCGCCCGGCTTGAGGCGGGTCAATATGTCGTCCTGATAGGCCTCGTATGTGCTCTTGCGTACAGCCTCCGAGTCCGCCTCCTGCCGCCCCTTGATCGGGTCGTCAATCGCGATGAAATCCGCGCGATTGCCGGTGATGCCCGACAATATGCCGCCGCCCATATACTCGGAGCCAGTGTCCAGCGCCCATTCATGCGCAGCGCTGCTCTCTGCGCTCAGCCCCGCGCCAAACAGCGCCGCATATGCAGGCTGGCGCACGATCGATCTCATGCGCCGCCCGAATTTCCGCGCCAGATCGGTCCCGTAGCTCACCCCGATCACACGATACCCCGGCCATCGCCCCATCGCCCATGTCGGCGCGACCACCGTCGCATAGGTGGATTTCGCACTGCCCGGCGGCAGAAACAGCATCGTCCGCCCGCTGTGCCGCTCCATGCATCGCTGCGTCGCCGCGAGTATCAGCTCATGGTGCCTCGCCAGCACCGTCTCCACCGGCCTGAAATTTTCCTCGTCCTCAGCCTCCGTCAGAGGCGCGCCCGGGACCTCGATATACCGCGCATATTCAATTAAGCTGGCGCGCGCGCGACGCCGCCTCAGCAGCTCCGACGCTGCCACTCGCGGCGATGGCTTCAAGCTCGTCATCCGACATCCTGCTCACAGGGACCAGCTCGCCCGCCCGGTCAGTGTCCGCACTCGCAGCCAGATCAGGCAGTATTTTCCGCAGGAGCCCGAGCCCGGCAGACACCTGAGTGGCGCTCATCTCCCGCCTGCCCTCGACATGCTCGATGAGCGCGTTCAACACATTGCTGTTCTGGATTTTAACCCGGTGCTCGTCCGACATACGGAATCCGGGCCTGCGGCCCCTCGCAGCCATCACTCCATCTCCCTCTGAAAATGCTGAAGCCGTCCAGACTGCCGGGCGGCTTCGAATGCTCTCTCCTGCACATGGCAGAGGAGACGATGCGTATATGCAGTCTGCATGAATATCAGCGGGAGGTGGCCAACTCCTCCCGGCCAGCAAATGAATGCTGGACTTAGCGCCCGACCCGCGTGCACGCGAACCGGGCTTGCAACCCCGCCGTAGGAGGGCGGCTGATGCAAGGTCTGTCTGGGCTCAACACGCAATAATGGCATTGAAGCCAAACTGACGGTTGATTCGCATATTCGCGCCGTCGCGTCAACACAGGCGCCCGCGCCTGCGGAGTTTTCCACACCCACCGGGCCGCGCAAAAAAAATCAGCCGCCCTCATTTTTGCTGTTGACGTTGGTCCTATTGTGTTCCTATATTCTCATCATCGACAGGCCACGGGGCTACCGCACGGAAAGCCAGGAGCCACTGACATGAAAACGATCACCTACACCGTCGCCAATGCCGAGGTCGCCAACGCCGTCTGCGCGGAATGCGACATCAAACGATTCCCCTCGATCCCGGCCATCGACAATCAGGGCCGGTTTGACGGCCGCACCATCCGCCGCATCGGCGATCTCGAATTCGAGCTGAGCGGCGGCAACATTACCCACGACAAATTCTCCCGGTTCCTGCGCAGCGTCAGCCCCCGCGAGGAAACGGCCCCGGCTCCCGTCGATGGGGCCGCCACCCCGAAACAGATCGCGTATCTGCGCAGCCTGATCGCCCGCGATCCCGGAGCCGCGACGACCATCGGCGCCAGCCGTGACGGCGCGAACCCCGTCGAGGGCCTGACCAAGGCGCGCGCCAGCCATTTCATTGACACCCTGATCGCGGGAGTCTAAGCCATGACACGCACCACAATCGAGACCGTTGAGCACGGCGTCCGCATCGTCTCCCCATGGGACGAGGTCCGGCTGTTTTTCCGAACCGGCCAGAAAATCTACGAATGGCTCAACCCCCACACCGACGATTTCCCGTCCGCGCCCTACGACTGGCCGGGCAAAAACCGTCACCGCATCCGGCAGGTGTGCGGCGGGCTGCGCCACACCGGCACGCCCGTGGCGGCCGGCGAGGATCTGCTGGCCACGATCCGGCGGGAATGGAAGCGCCGGCCGGTCGACGCCGGCGCGGCCTGAGAGAGCCCGGTGCGATCCGCCAGCGATCATATCTGGGCCGCGCTGCAGCAGGGCGGGATCGGGGCGGCGGTGCGCGCCGCCCGCGCACACATGCCGCCGGAGGAGATCGACGAAATCCCGGTCGAGGATCATCCGATCTGGGCCTGCGTGCTCGCCGCCACGCCATACGAGGGCCGGGGCAACACGCCGCTGTGGGAGATGAAAAACATCCTGCCGCGCTCCGAGGGAAACCCGACGCCGGCGCTGACCACGATCAAACGGCTGGCGAACGCGATTGCCGACGGCGACGACTCCATGGCCGTCCGCGCCGTCGGCAAAATCCGCCACTACGTGCCGGGGCTCGCCAGATGGCATCTCGCCCCTGTCCTGCGCGACCTCATCGACTGCAACAAAATTGCCCCCGGCTCCGAGCGGGCCGTCCGGCTGTTTCAATCCCTGGAGCATCTGATATGACCCCCGAGGACCTCCGCCGCGCCATCGAGACCGTCTGGCCGGGGCACGGCAGCCAGTCCAGGTGCGCCCGTCATTTCGGGGTCAGCGACCGCCGCATACGGTACTATCTGGCGGGCGAGCGGGCTGTCCCCGCCTGGCTGGCCCGGGAAATCGGCGATCTGGCCGCGCGCTACCCGGACGGCCTTCGCGAGATCGACCCGCAGCGCGACCTCGCGGCGCTCCAGCACGCCATGGAGCAATTCGGATTCACGGCCAGCGAGGCAGCGGCCGGCATCCTGGGCGCGGCGCTGGCGAACGCGCGCCGGCACATCGGCGCGGACGGCGTGCGCGACCTGCTCGACGGCTACCGTCCGGATGACTGGCCTCCGGCGCACCCCGAATAATCACGCCGCTCTCCGCTTCCCGATCAGGCAGTGCCGGACGAGGTGATGGCCCCCCGCCCACGCGGGGATGGACCCTGACCGCTCGTGATGCCGAATCTCGGCCGAGCGGCTCCCAGATGATGACCTCGGCTTTCGGTCTTGTCGCG